ATGAACGAGGCAGTTGTCGCAGATGCTGACACCATTATGCAGGCTTGCCTGAATCTGGCAGATCCGAAGAGTTTTTTTCTTTATGCAGGTGCAGGGTCAGGAAAAACTCACTCACTCGTCGAGGCTATCCGCGAACTCAAAAGTCGCGAGCGAGAACGCCTGACGTTCGAAGGGCGGCGCATTGCAGTGATTACCTATACAAACGCAGCCTGCGAGGAGATTCTCCGAAGGCTGGAGTTTGATCCACTCGTGGAAGTTTCAACCATTCACGCGTTCGCCTGGCGCCTAATCCAGGGATTCGACAACGAGATCAGAGAGTGGCTAAGGATCAAACTAGCCCAAGACATTGAGAAGATCGAGGGCGAGCTAGCACGCTCGAGGGGTGACAATAAAACATCTCGAGCAAACCGACGGAAGCTACAAAGCAAAGTACGCAGACTTGAGACTCTCGACGAGATTACTAAGTTCATCTATAGCCCTACAAGTAACAACAGAGAACGACAAGCACTCAATCACGATGATGTCATCAAATTGACCGCAGCATTCGCTCCTAAGCGCCCTTTGTTGGATGTTCTAGTAGACCGCTACCCAGTTGTATTGATCGACGAAAGCCAAGACACCCACGCGCCAGTTATGGAGGCTTTGCTGAAAGTCCAGCAATTGGCGAAGACACGCTTCTGCTTGGGGCTACTCGGCGACACCATGCAACAAATTTACGGCCATGGGGTAACGCACCTTGATAAAGCAATACCGAGTGACTGGCGGAAACCTGAAAAGGTTGTTAATCGCCGCTGTCCTCGTAGAGTGGTAGACTTTATCAACGTGATTCGGAGCACCGTAGACAATCATCAGCAGACCCCAAAGCCTGATGCCATTCAAGGTGTAGTGCGCATGTACTGCATTAGTCAAAACCAAGAACAGGCACCAAATCATCTTGAGGAAAGGATCGCTCATTCGATGGCTGCAATCACCGACGACGGAGAATGGGCTACCGGTCCTGAAGGCCGGAAGACCTTGATTCTCGAACATAAGATGGCTGGACGGCGGATGGGTTTCGAGAAGCTTTTCACGCCCCTCTACGCGGTTGAGCACCTTCAAACAGGCTTATTGGATGGAACTCTGCCCGCACTTCGCGTTTTCAGCGAAGGCGTTCTTCCCATCCTTACCGCAAAGAACGATCACTTCCTTCTGCTTGAAGCAGTACGCTCTCGCTCCTCCTTGCTCAGCAAGGACTGTATGCAATCAACAGTGGATCAATCGACCCACATACAGCGTGTAGAGGACGCGACGCACGCCTTACTATCTCTTTTCGAAAGAAATGACCCAACACTGAGTGAAGTAGCAACGCTTCTATTGCAAACCCAACTGCTTGATGTACCAGAAAATTTGGTTGAGGCAATGGTGTTGGGATCTCCTGGTGAGGCACCCGATCCTGAAGATACGAATGCGATAACCAATTACGCCTATCAGCTATTTCTTGAGCGCCCATTTTCGGAGCTGGTAGCTTTTGCGACTTATACAGATGGCCTTTCACCCTATGGTACGCACCAAGGCGTAAAGGGACTCGAGTACCCCCGAGTTATGGTTGTCATCAACGATGATGAGGCAGACGGCTTTTTGTTCAGCTACGACAAATTGCTGGGTGTGAAAGAACCAACAAAAACTGATCGAGACAATGAGCGTGATGGCAAGGACCACGCACTGGCTCGTACTCGAAGGCTTCTCTACGTAACGTGTAGTCGTGCTGAAAATAGCTTAGCGATTGTCGTATACACACCTCAGCCGGCACTGGTCAAGCGAAACGTTGCTGCTGCTGGCTGGCTCCAAGAGAGCGAGATCGAAATCCTATGAAGCTTTCTCCTTGGTCTGATTAGCCTCTGACTTTTGTAGATGTTGCAAACATCCGCTTCTGGCAAAAATCTGACTTATGACCTAGAAAACAGGTATACGAGTTCAACTATGAATCAATAAAACATTATATCAACACCTTTATCCAATCTTTGCCACGATCATCATGATATTTATCTGTTTGTTGCTGATTTTTATGACCCAGCAGGTTTTTGGTATTAATTCCCTGTTCCCGGTATAAACGCTCTGACAATGACCTCATTTCGTGAAATGTCGCTGGTGTACCTTCTCCCCAGTCGATATCTGCTTTATCCCTGGCTTTTTTAAAGTTGGTGGTCAGAGTATTTGCGGAGACCTGGCCACCGAGTTGTGACTGTGATGTGTTTCGTGTGTAGTGGACTAAATATTTGCTGACATACAGGTCTCGGCATCCGGCAATCACATCCCGCAGGCTGATATTGAGTGCCTGACACCGGAGGGAGAGGGGGATAGCAAGCCGTGTTCCGGTTTTTTGCTGGATAACATGCAGGTGGTCATCCCATATATCACGGAATTTCATCTCTGAAATATCTCCGAGGCGTTGTCCGGTAACAACAGCCAGCAACATGGCGTTTCCGAGATATTTATGGTCCTTACAGGCGATATCATAAATTTTCTGCCATTCTTCTAGGCTAAGTCGTTGCCGGGTTACCTTTCGTCGTGGTTGCTTTGTTGCGAGGGCTGGGTTATATCCGGGCGGAACTTCACCGGCATGCTGTGCCTCTTTGAATACATCAATCAATACCGAACGGACAACCTGAGCCATCCGGTGCTGACCACTGGCCTTATATTGCTCCAGAATATCGGCAATATCGCGGGCATCGACTGCCGGTAATGGTTTTTGTGACAACGCATGACGCATCAGTGCTACAGGTTTCTGTTTTTGCTTAAAGGTATTCTGTTTTATTTCACCGTCTGCCAGACGTTCCGCCTGGATCTTCTGGTACCGATCCAGCCAGGTATTAACCGTGATTTCTTTGCCTTTTATTTTCGCCATTCGATCACTTATCGCCATTACCTGACGGCTCCGCTGTTCAGCCAGTCGCAGATTAGCCTCAACCGCAATTATTTTGGCCTCTTCCTCATTGTCACCGAGATAATGGAATTTCCCGGTGACAGGATGTCTGTAGCGCCAGTACACCTTACTGGTTTTCCTGCTGAAAAACGGGTACAGGTTGGGGATATTGATATTATTTTTACGGGGTCTGGCAGCCATCAGTTAAAATCCTTTGCAGCCTGGGATTATCACTTTTGCTGATCACCGGTGAGATTAAATTACCAACAAGTTCAGCATCTTCTCTCACGCGCCAAATACCACCTTCTTTCTGTGCCGGTGGGAAAAACAGACCACATCGGGCGTACCGCTGTAATGTTCCCAGTTTAGGCGGGCGGCTCCTGTACCGGTCTTCTGCCCATTCATCCAAAGTTAACATTTTCATAGTCACACTCTGCACATCACCGTATACGATTAAGACTGTTCAGATATAAGAAGAGCGTAGCTTCAGTGAATATTTCTTTTTTTAATGGTGTCTTTTATTGCTTTTTTTATAGCCTCTGTAGTCGTCCCTTCGCTGGCAATATGCTCACCGATTTTTTCTAAAAAAGAGGCTATATAAGGTGCATTTTCAGGTATGTTGAATTCTTTACTTACTTCAACATTAATGCAGGGTGCTTCATTTAAAGTCACTGTAATATTAATCTTAACACTTGGCTTATCCTGTTCTGACATAGACAGTTCCTTATCAGCAATAAAGATTTTATATCGTATTAATTTATTTTTCCCCGATGCAGAGCAGCAATAATTCCGCCGGGTAAACGGAATAAAAGAATTTATTAACCAGCTGTAATGTATTTAATTTCAGGTTACTGGCTATATGATTTACTGAGCGTTTTCAGATACGACAGCCTGAACATGTCTGTAAACCCGTTTCTTATCAGTGTGATGACTTTCAGGGATGGCTCTTTATCATCCGGACTTATTTCCTCCAAAAAATCGACAGCGATTTCCTGAATATTTCTTGGCAACTGACTAAAGTCCATTGCGTCTGTCTCCTCAATAGAATTTGTTATTGGTGGTTTAAAAAATTGCGGCTGGCAGACGGACATTATCATCGCTCCTCCGTTTTAAGGTTCAGAGCTGCACAGCCGCGAACAAGGGATTACACCGTTATTATTTTTGTCGCCTTACTCTTCACACAGTTATTCAGATACGCAGCCGTTACTGCGGATTTACTGTTAAAGCACAGAGGTCTTCCCATCTGGCGATGTCTTCATCGAGGCGAGCCATCGTGCGCTCGTGGTCACGGATCTCTCTTTGGCGTTCAGCACGGAGTGATTGCAGTTTTTGAAGCGCTTGGGCTTTTTCAGTAATCCACGCTGCAACTTCGTCTGCTGACATATTGTTGGTGGTGATGATTGGTTCGCTTTGCATTTGGCTACCTCATTTTTTACCTGAGGTAAATATAGCAATAGGTATTTAATATAGCAATAAGTATTTTATTTGTTGGTGGGTAATTTAGTGTAACTAAATGAATTAAAACAGAAAAAATACAAAATAACAAAATTTAATACTCTATGCTATCACGAAGGGAGGCGGAATTTTCTTGCAATATAACGCTAGATGTTTAAAGTATATCTATATAACTGTATATTTATACAGTTATATAATCCGGTGTTATATTCGAGAGGAATGGGACAATGGTGATGGTGCTAATGAGATGCGGAGTTGGTAAGTATGAAAAGGTTTTTACTGATGACAAGAAAGCCTCTGATTATCTTCTGAAGTCTCGGATAAGAAATACCACCACACCGAGGAATTCTGCGGCAGATAGGTCAACTAATGGAACGCGCGGATCGTCAACTGAGAGAAATCCATGCTCACCACCGTCAAGAAACTTATAAGCAGAAATATTCCCACCCACTTTTGCGATAACTAAATCACCTGTTCCTGGTGATATTTCGTAATCGGTTATAGCTATGCTTCCGGATGAGACATCAGAACAGCCTGTATTGCGGTTTATAATGTAGGCTCGGTATGAAGAAAGTGGCTTTCCGACAGGTGAGAGCACGAAATCTTCAGTTTTCCCTTTCTCGTTCCAAACAGGAATATTCAGTGACTTATCAATTTGATATGGCGACTCTTTATTCGGGCTGCTCATTTCTCCAACCCCGTTTGCAAGCCAGTCTATATTGACTGCAAGCGCATTCGCGATATCCACCAATTTCACCGATCCTTTGGCTTTTCCGTTCACCAATCGCCAGATAGTGGGTTGAGCGACGCCAGACGCCTCCGCTAAAGAAGCCTGAGTCATGTCACCTCGGATTTTCATAGCCTCTTTGAGGCGCTCTGCAAGTGTGCTTTTCATGTACGCGAATTTATAGCCATGAGTATTTAATTGCAAACACGAATTGCTATTGAATGAATTAATACCCATTGCTATTATTTCCTCGTAATTATACGAATGAGGTTAAACATGAAAAATAAAGCGATCCAAAAGGCAATCAGTATCGCTGGCGGACAACAGAAACTCGCCACGTTATGTGGTGTCAGCCAGCCGACAGTATGGCGTTGGCTTCATGGTGGCGGTATTGATGCCAGATTCGTGATGTTGATCGTTAAAGCTACTAACAATGAAGTCTCCCCTCTAGATATTCGCCCCGATTTAACCGACTTAATGGCGATGCATCGACCGCAGACAGAATAAGAATACATGGTGACCATGAAGGACATAACTACAACCCAATCTGAAAGTGAGTAGGCAATGAAAAACCAATCCCTGAAAGAAGTTGTAAGAGAGATGTGCAGTCTGGTCCCCGGCGGACGTGATGCAATGGCCGGTTCCCTTGGCCTGTCCCTGACGTCATTCAATAACCGGTTTTATGAGAAAAACGGCTGCCGGTTCTTTGATCACCATGACCTGATGGTGATGCAGGAAGTCTCCGGAACTGTGCTGTATGCCGAATATGTTGCGGCTGAGTCCGGAATGCTGCTGGTGGACAACCCGAAAAAAAGTGAAATCGGCCGTACTGACTTATACGAAAAGAGCGTCAGGGCATCCGTTATGCGCGGGGCGGTGGACCTGTGTATCAGTAAGGCTATTGAGGACGGAGAAATCACCACAGGAGAAGCGGATGCAATACGGACTGCACACTACAGAGACATGCAGGCCAGAACAGACGAGGTTGAATCCACGATTATTTTATTTACCCGGACTCAGAAAGGGTGAAGCCGGGAGTATACGGCTCCCGGCTTCGATCGCGCCATATCAATTGTGTGAAGAGATAAACGCATGAGCAGATTAACTCATTCAATACCGGAAAGGCAATTCAAATGCATTGTTACCGGCAGTGAACCACTTCGTTATGTGGAAAGCATACCGGGTGGGGGTACAGCCGACAACTACCGGAAAAAACCGGAAGTGGTAGACCGGCAAAAGGTGGAGGCCAGCTGGTCGCAGTTTTATTACCGCAGCGGAGGTCAGAATGCCTGAAGAAACAGCTGACAATCTGAACCGGTATTACACCGATAAGCGGGGACGGAAAGTTCACGTTATCCGGTACGACTGGGAGAACAGCCGGGTGATTTTCATGCGTGACGGTTATGAGCACCCGTGCTTTGAACCGCTGAAAATCTTTCAGGAACGGTATACACGAGTGGATGAGGTGAAACCATGAGCATGATTTTAACTGCACGGGCTTTGCAGATAAAAACAGGCAACCCGTTGCGAAAACTGGTACTGGTCAAACTGGCGGACAATGCCAACGACCAGGGGGAATCATGGCCGTCTGTGCCGTACATTGCTGAGCAGTGTGAAATATCTGAACGCTCAGTGCAGAACCACATCAATGCCCTGGTGAAAATGGGGCTGGTTCGTGTTGAGTCACGAAAATCGGCCAACGGTCTGAACCAGTCAAATATTTATCATCTGTGCCTGGATGCTACCGCTGTGAGTGGTGAATCTCCTGCACCCTGTGGTGCAAACCCTGCGGGGGGGAGTGGTGCAAATGGTTCCCGGACTGGTGCAGCAGATGCACCGGGTGGTGCAAATGGTTCCGGTAGTGGTGCAGGAGCTGCACCCGGAATCAGTCATGATCCAGTCATAGATCCAGATAATAAAAATATTAATCCTGTTCGCGGAAAAGCCAAAAGCAAAACCGTGATGCCGGAAAACTTTGCTCCGACACCAGAACACATTGAGCAGGCCAAAGCCGCCGGTCTGGACATTCAGTACGAGTTTCAGAAGTTCAGCGATTACCACGCCAGCAAGGGTACGCAGTATGTCTGCTGGAACTCCGGTTTCAGATACTGGCTGAATACGGCCGCCGGATTTAAACGCTCTGCGGACTCAAAGAACATCGACACCACCGAGTGCGATGAAGTCTTCAGAAAAATGTTCTCATCCTCCGACTGGAAGCCAGAAAACCGCGTACAGGAGCTGGTCGCAAAACACAAATCCTACATTGGGCGGATGAATGAAATTGCCGGACGAGCAGCATTTCGCGGGTACTGGAAACAGGCCACAGAGCAGGCCGCAAAAGAACGGGAGGCTGCGTGATGATGCTTTACACCCGAATTGCGGCAGAGGAACCGGCCGGAACTGAAATCACCTCCGGGTACATCATGGAGAAATACGGCGTATCACGCAGTATCAGCCAGTCAGCTGTCAGGGTTTTAGCGAAGATTGAAGCTGTCACGCCGACCCGGTGGCGGGGGAATGACCGGATGGCTTTCCGGATATTGCCGGATGCACAGGAGAAAGTCCGCGAATATGAGGAACTGGTGGCAGCCTGTCGGCGGGGAGTAAAAAAGGTCCGCTGTACGGACCCGGTACCGGAAGAGAACCGGGCCACTCTCACCGAACGGGAATTTGTATCCGTCTATAACCGGTTATTTACGGTTTTCACGGCAAAGCAGCGGGAACTGAGAAGAAAAAACGGTCTGGCGATGTGAGGCGCAGTATACGGCTGCGCTTAATGAGCGGAGAGATAAACGATGAGCAATCTGATTATTGTTGACGGTATTAATGTGCGCCGGGACATGGCCGGTCGCTATTGCCTGAATGATTTACACCGTGCCGCCGGGGGTGAAGAGCGCCATAAGCCATCTAACTTTATGCGGATGGAATCAACACAGGCATTGTGTTCTGAAATCGACCGATGCTCAGATATGAGCATCGCCTCTGTAAACACCATTCGTGGCGGTACGGAGCAGGGTACATATGTTGCCCGTGAGGTTGTTTATGCCTATGCCATGTGGATAAGCCCGCTGTTCAACCTGAAGGTTATCCGCACGTTCGATGCAGTGGCCGGAACACAGCAGGTGATACAGCTGGCTGATAAGGTTCAGGCAGGCGCTATCCTGCTGGAGTCCATGGCAAAAACACTGAATCTGTCGAATTCCTCAAAACTGGGCGGGTATCAGAAACTGCAAAAAATGGCTGGTCTTCCGGATCTGGCTCCCTCCTATGCTATTGATGCACCGGCGGGTGCGGTAGATGGCTCCAGCAGACCGACAACCTCTCTGACTACGCTGCTGAAAAATCACAATGCCGCATTGTCTGCGACCAGAGCATATAAACGTCTTGCTGAGCTGGGGATTGTCGAACAGAAAGCCCGTCCGGGTTCGAAGGGAACACAAAAACTGTTCTGGTCTGTCACATCAAAGGGGCTTCTGTACGGTAAAAATATCACATCTCCGGCGAACCCGAGGGAAACGCAGCCGCATTTCTTTGATAGCAAATCAGCGGAACTGCTGGCACTGATGATGACTCCGGCGGTGGCCTGATGAATTGCCTGTTAACCGGCTTTGTTCAGAAAGATACCCGGATCCTGATGTTTAATCCCGGTGCTGAGATTTGCAACTTCCGGAACGGTGCCCGTTATGTTGTCAGTGCGGCTCCCCGTTCAATGGATGGCATTCCGTCCGGCCGCGTTCCGGCAGATGCACAGCCGCTGCTGACAGATGAGCGGGTACTGCGTTTCCTGGACAATCCCGCCGTGGTAAAAGCTGCCGGTGGTTTACAGGGATTTCGTCATTACGTTTCATCAGTAAATCATTGCCAGATTGACGACGAAGCAGATCCGTATCATCACCATGAACTGACCATGACCCGCCACAAAGACGGTTTTATCCGGACGTGCTGGCATCATGACAATATTCTCAGGAGGGGAGAGTACTGCCAGCAGCAGGCGGACAAAATTCTGTTACACAACCAGCGGGCATTTGTGGCACGCAGTATCTTTACCGATCTGCGGCTGCCCGGCGGCCATCTTCTGAATCCTTCCGATTTGTTCACCTGGTCTGTGATGCATCGTGTCAGTGAGCATCTTCCGGCTTTTATCTGTTCTTACATTCTGATGCAGTCACCGGAAGAAGAGATAACCGGCACCATGACGGAGCATTCCATTGTTCACCGGACGCGCTCACACAACCGGATTGTTCAGGACATCGTTGAGCAGATAAAGCCGGTCGTTGTTCCTGAGATAGAGCCGGAGCCACCAGCAAGTTTTATGCGGATCCCGAAGTTAAAGCGCTGGGAGTGTCCGAAGTACCTGCAATGGGTGAAGAGTCAGCCGTGCTGCGTATGTGGTCAGCAGGCAGATGACCCGCATCACATCATCGGGCACGGCACCGGCGGTACCGGTACAAAGGCACACGACATTTTCACCATCCCGCTGTGCCGTATTCACCATGATGAATTACACCGGGACCCGGCAGCATGGGAAGCAAAGCACGGCAGCCAGCTGGAGTTGTTATTTAAGTTTATGAACCGGTCATACGGGATCGGTGTTTTTGGTTAATGCGCTGTAAGGAGTGCGGAGAGATAAACGATGAGCAATATTCAGATGATATTAGAACGCTGGGGGGCATGGGTTGCGGATAACCCAGAATCTGTAACCTGGTCATCAATTGCCGCCGGGTTTAAAGGGCTTATCCCCGTAAAGGTTAAGAGTCGTCAGCAATGTACTGATAATGATGCACTGGTGATATCCGGCATTATGGCAAAACTGAACATCCGCAACAGCGATATGCATGATCTGCTTTTTGACTACTATGTTTTCGGCAAAACGTTTATCCGGTTGGCGAAGAAATACGGGTGCTCAGACACTCACATAGGGAAAAAACTCCAGAAGGCAGAAGGGCTGGTGGAAGGAATGCTCATAATGGGAGATGTAAAACTGGAAATGGACGGTACATCACATCGTGGAGGTATGCGGACATTTATGAATAAATTACATGATTTAAAAATTAATGCTTTACGATCGTAA